TTCCACGAGGTTGCCGTCGAGGCATCCACCACACCCCATGCGTTTGTTGGCCAAGCGGCGTTGATCGCATTGAAAGTGGAGAAGTTTGGTGAAGTGTAGAAAGTGCCCGTAAAAGGGATGGCGTAACCCGGCGGGATGTACTGACCGTTAATAGACCCCATCAAGTAGCTTGCCTGTATTGTTGGGATGTAAAAACGCCCCGGCAGATAGCCAAGCAGCGTGAACGTGGTCAGTGTGGAGTTTGCGGCGTAGAACGCAGCATTGGTGGAACCCGCACCGGCGGTAGCAAAGACAAACTGCGCCCCATCCCAAAACGCCCAAACTGCCTGCGTACTAAGCGGCGACGGGGGGCTAACGGTTGTCCATGTAATCCCGTTAGTACTGGTGCGAATCTGGGGCGAATCGAACGCAAAGATGTTTCTTGCAATTACAACAAATCTAGAACCGCTCCACGATACCGATCCACGTTGCCCAGACCAACCCACCCCAGTGAAACTAACGGCCTGAGTCCACGTCAGTGCGTTTGCGCTAGTGAATACCCTTCGCCCGTCGCACATAACGTACAGACCAGCACCGAACGCAAACCCTACAACAGCCCCCTGCAAATCACCGGGCAGAGCGGAACTAGCAGTCCACGTCGCGCAATTGTCTGTGCTGATGTAGGTGAGGTTGTTGTAGGCAATGACGATGGTAGAGCCATTGCCAAACATCCCCAACACTTGTCTGGTGTTAGGGGTGCTGGTGGGCAGTGTTGTGACCGCCGACCAATTCAGGCCATCGGTGCTGCGCAGCAATTTAGCGCCGTACGAAACGTTGGTGTTAGCGCTGTACACAAAGTACTGGCCATTGATGTACTGAATTGAGTTAAAAACTCCCGGTATAGTCAATCGTGGAACTATCCAAGCCCCGTTCCTGTAGAACATGTACTGCTGGTAGACGTCAGTTGTCTGCTGGCCATTGAGCAAAATAGCCGTACCGCCGCCCGCCGCAGATGCGGCCCATGTTGGCCCATACCTATCAGTCGTGATCGGAATGATGTTCCAGCCACCAGACTGAGATGCCTCGACATGCGCCCATGTTGTGGGTTGCGCGGCATCGACAAGGCTCCAAGTTACGTTCTGAGAATCATTGATTAGGTTCCACAGGAACGCCCCGATCACGCTGTCGGACAGGGTGGCGCTCTCAGGGACGGTGACGTTGTAGATGCTGCCTGCCGGGTTGAAGTTGTCAATAGCCGTGGCAGCGGCAACCGCGATGGCGTTGAAGATGGACGGGGCAACCAGCACCGAGTCTGCGGCGGCAGAGGTCTCGGAAATACTGGCGGCAAATGCTTGGAGTGCGCTGGCTACATCGGTAATCGTGGCTGACTCGGTAATCGTCGCCAAGGGGATGAAGGCTGCGCTGTTGGTCTGGGTGCCGGTGGCGGTCTCGGACAGAGAAACGGGGAAGACAGCCGTGGTGGTAAGTGCGTCTTGCGCCTGCGCAAGCTCCTGCATCAGGATGTTGTAGGCTGATCCCGGAGCGTTTACAGCATCTTGGGCCGTAGCGGCTTCTTGGAGCCGACCAACAAAATTTACCAGCGCGGTAGGAGACCCCACTAACGTAGAGAACTGGACACGCCCGTTTGCGCCATTGCCACCCGGAGCGTTTAAAAATCCACCGGTATATATGCCGCCCGCACCGCCACCGCCCGGGGCGTTACCCGCAGCGCCGCTTGTAGTTCCACCAGTACCTCCGCCCGGACCTCCTGCGGTTCCCCCGGTAATGACCACTCCAGTACCGCCAGAAATATTGATGTCGCCGCCAGTGGCAGTCCCTCCGGCCCCAAAAACAGCGCCGCCTCCAGCCGAAATAGTGCTGTAAGTAGACGCAGTGCCTGCGGTGGCTGGGACAACGGGAAAGACACTAAACCCCGCGCCGCCACTACCCACAACGTAATTCAAGCTCGCGCCGGGGGTCACGCTCAATATCTTCTTAGCGTAAGCGCCGCCACCTCCACCAGCGCCATTTCCAGATGCTCTGCCTTCGTACCCGCCAGCGCCACCGCCCCACAGTTCAATGATTGCGCTGGTCACTCCAGCAGGGACAGTCCATGAACCGGCACCGGGGGTGTTAAAGGTGGCGTTTGCGACATAGCTGCCCTCGTAGATGGTGAGAGCCTCAACAACCGCCGCCGCTAACGCCCGTAGGGCACTGATCTGGTCCGAACCGGTGGCAAGCTCGCTGACCTGTGCGGCAACGACAAAGAACGCTTGGACAAGCTCTTGGGCGACGGCAGACTCGGAGATGTTTGATTTAAACGTAGCCCGGGCGGTAATGGCCTCAGTTCCGGTTGCGGTCTCGGAGATTGTTCCCGCAGCGGTCAACTTGGCTGCGTCAGTGTCAGTGCCGGTGGCGCTCTCAGAAATACTGGGCCGCGCAATGTAGCGCGGGGAAACAGTCTCAGTGCCCGTGGCAGTCTCAGCAATGTTGGGCTGGGCAATATACCGGGGAGTGACGGTCTCAGTGCCGGTAGCAGACTCGGAGATATTTGGGTTGGCGATGTACCGAGGGGTGACGGTTTCAGTGCCGGTAGCAGACTCAACGATGTAAACGAAGTATCCCTTAAGGGCAGAGATAAGGTCCGTGATCGTGGCGGACTCAGCTACGGCGGAACGGAATGTAGCCCGCGCAGAAACTGCGTCAGTACCAGTAGCCGTCTCGGCAATGTTGGGACGGGCGATGTAGCGGGTGGCAATAGCTTCAGTACCGGTAGCAGACTCGAAGATGTTTGGGTTAGCGATGTACCGAGGAGAAACGGTTTCCGTGCCGGTAGCAGACTCAACGATGTAGGCAACCGCCCCCTTGAGCGCCGAGACTAAGTCCGTGATCGTGGCGGACTCGGCTACAGCAGAACGGAATATAGCCAGAGCGGAAACCGCGTCAGTGCCAGTAGCTGTTTCGGCAATGTTGGGCCGAGCGATGTAGCGGGTGGCTACGGTTTCAGTGCCGGTAGCGGACTCAGAAACACTGGGCCGCAGGGTGTTGGTAGCAGAATCGGTGTCTGTACCCGTGGCAGTCTCGGAGATGCTTGTCGGGAAGCTAATACGCCCAACATCGGTATCCGTTCCCGTGGCGGTCTCATCCAGAGTAGCGCGGGCAATTAGCCGAGCAAGGTCAGTATCGGCAAGGGTGGCAGACTCAAGGATTGCAGCCCCCAAGGCCGACTGCGCGGAAATGGTGTCAGAACCAAGCCCGGATTCAGCAAGAGAGGCCCGGAAAATAGCTTGAGCCAGTACGGAGTCAGACCCTGTGGCAAGTTCCGATACGGTACCAAGGTAAAGAAAACTAGCGCTAATGCTATCTGTGCCTGTGGCGGTATCGGACAGGCTGCTGTTAAAAGCTGCTCGGGCAAGGATAGAGTCAGTACCCGTACCCGTTTCAGTAATCGTTGCGGCGTAGACCGTGCCGCCAGCGGCAACGAAGTACCAGCCCAGAGAACCGTTGTTGGTGGAGTTGGCCCCGGCGTACCACTCATCCACCAAGGGATAAGCACGGACGTTACTGATGGTGAGGTAGTCAACCGAGTTGGCGGCAACGCCAGCGCCCGTGTAAATTAAAGTGCCCGGAGCGGCGGCGGATGTACCACTGACAGTCAAAACCCGAGTTGCCGCCCCCGTAGCGGTCCACGGATCGGTCAGGGTCTGGGTGGTACTGCCCAGCGCAATCGACGTAGCGCCCGTGGCGCTGTACGTGTTGGTAATTGTCTTGAAGGTGTTGTTTCCGCCAATGGTCAAGGTGCCCGCACCGCCTTGATTGAGGGTGATGCCGGAATAGGAAAGACCCCCGCCAGTAAACTGTTTACCAGAAGCGTTTGGGAAGCTAATGGTTCCAGAGCCAGTAATAGTAATGTTGGAACCGGAAACGGCCCACTGCGCCCCAGACCCTGAAAATGTCCACGTGCCGGAACCAATAGCTAATGTTCTGGTAAGCGTTCCGGTAGAAGAGAATGCTTGATATGATCCCGTTCCTGCGTTGGTTACGTTATACCCGTTGGCATCAAAGGTACCAGCCAAAAGTTCCGGGTTAAAGTTGGCCGTTCCAGAACTTGTTACCCAAGCGTCTTGAAGAGTTACAGAGCCTCCAAGGCTGTTTATAGTTGTCTGCTGGGTAAACGTCTTGCCTGCGCTGGTGATCTGCTGCGCCCCTCGACCTGCGTACGTTAACCTGCCCGAGCCACTTAGCGTTGTTCCCGTCCCGTTGATCCAGTTGCCGTAGATAGTCGGGTTTGTCGTACCCATCGCCAGCGTCATTGTGTTGGCCGTTCGGGCCGACATATCAATGGTGCCGATGTTGAAGGAAGCGTTGATGGTGACGATATTCCCGCTAGTCGGATAAGCGGTGGGCGAAGAAGGAAAAATGGCAGTGTCTTGGGCTAACGGAAAAGCAGTAGCGTCTAATGCGCCATTATTGGTAAGTGACCAACTTCCCGATCCTGTGGTTGCCCATGAAACCGAAGTAGACTGTCTGTAATAAACCGTCTTGGCTGCGGGGAACGTGATCCCGGAGTTTCCCTTGGCGTCACCTAACCGGGTTCCACTGATAGGAGCCGCTGCGCCTGCAATAGTGATGTCCCTGAAATCAGCGTCGGTCGCAGACACAGCCGCGCAGGTAAGGGTTCTGGTGGTGCCTATCGTGTCAGAGGCAAGGAACGTGCGATATGCGGCTGCGGTACCCGCGCTAACGGTCAGGGTCCCGTTGATAGTTTGGTTGGCGTTAAAAGTGACGGGGGTAATTCCTACAGTAGTGCGACCCGTAAAGGACAGGTTGTTAAATGTGTTTGCTTGGTTAATAGCTATAGAAGCAGGGTTGGCGCCGGTAAAACTGATGTTATAAAATGTCAGTCCGCCGCCGTTAAAAATAGGTCCAGAAACAGAACTTGATGTAATAGTAGATGTGTTGGCATTAAATGTTAAGTTAGTAGATGTAGTAAATGTAACAAAAGTTGCTTGTGATATAGATAATGAACTGCTATTTAATGTTATTGTTCTTATGTTGCTATTGTTAGACGAAATACTTCCCAAAGTAACCGCATAGTTGCTTGCCGATGTATTAAATGTTCCGTATGTAACTGTAAGTGTAGGCGTACCGATATCTAAAGCACTTCCAAGCGTCCATGTTGATCCAATTCCGAGAACCGTGCAGTTTGACCCAAGTGTCAGCCCATTGGTTGTAAACGTGTAGCTGGCGTTACCTGCCCAGTTCATCGTGCCCGTGTATGTCCGGGTGATCCCGGTAGCAGCGAAGCTGACGTTCCCGTGGAAGGCAATACCCACCGTGCCTGCAAAGGTCACGTTACCCGCCAGCGGGCCAGCCATGGTGAACGAAGCGCAGCGAGCTAGGGTTACTCCTGCGTCAATGGTCGCTGTGTAGGCTGTGGCGTTAGAGGCGGAGTCAAAGACAACCGCGTCAAGGGATGTTGGGATGGCTGCGCCCGATGCGCCACCGGAGGATGTGGACCACTTAGTGGTGGAGGACCAGTTGCCCGTGCCGCCTACCCAGTAGAGAGTGCGTGGGGCAGGTGTAGCCGTGAAAAAGATAGGGCCACTGTTACCCGATACGTTTGTGCTGTTTGCGCCAACGTAGAACTCACCGGAGCTGGTGGTAGAGACTGCGCAGTCACGAACAGACAGATAATCAACACCTGTGGTGGCCGGACCTAATATAAATAAGTTAAAAACCGTGCCAGCAGCATTGGAGGTAACAGTAACCACATTACCAGAAGTACCGGTAATTGACCACTTGCCTACTTGTGTAGTTACGTTTTGAGTAAATTGTACTGTATGCGCAACTGTCTTGGTAGACGCCAATTCGGATAAAATAATAGACCCACTAAAAAACGTACTAGACGTTCCGGTAGCCCCTCCAATTGTGAGTTTGTTGTAATACAGGCCGCTACCAATAAAAGTTCTGCCACTTGTGGATGTATCAGAGAGAACAATATTAGAAGTCCCAACAATCAATATTGACGCAGCATTTGCGTTCCACACAGTTCCAGTGCCGGACATCGTCCACGTACCAGAACCCATCCGCGTGGTGGTGTTGCCCGCAGATGAAAACGCCCCTGCTGTTACGTTATAGGTGACAGCATCAAATGTCCCTGCGGTGAGGGTCAAGGTGCGGGTAGAACCTAGCGACAGAGCGTCGGCAAGTTGGACGGTGCCAGAAGGATTGTTAACGGTTACGTTGCAGCCAAACTGAACGCCGTTGCTGGTGATGGCCTGAGTGCCGTTCTTGCTAAAAACCAACGTGTCCGTGGTGCTGGAGGAGGTAACACCTGTGCCAAACGTCCAGTTGCCATATACCACTGGGTTGTTAGTGCTGGTGCTTAGCGTCATTGCACTAGTCCGTGCAGACGCATCAAAGGTGCCGATGTTCCACGCCCGCTCAATTGTGATCGTGCCTGCGGCTCCTGTGTTATCAAACACAGCCGTGTCTTGAGCCAAGGGAAAGTTATTAACCGCCGGGGCTCCTCCAGAGCTAGTTGCCCACCCCGTAGCGCTCCAGTTCTGTGTGCCCGCAAGGTTCCAGTAGACCGTCTTGGCCGCAGGAAAGGTGATGCCCGAGTTGCCACCGCAGTCTCCTGCGCGTGTAGGAGAAGCGCCTGATGCCGCACCAGCAAGGTTGATGTCGCGGAAATCACAATCAGTGGCGGATATGGCTGCGGCTGTCAGCGTGCGCTGAGTTCCAAGGGTGTTAGATTGTAGGAATACACGCCGCACCGCAGATGCGCCTGCACAAGTTAGGGTGCCGTTGATTGTCTGGTTTGCAGAAAATGCATAAACAGCAAAACCAGCACCTATCCCATTTACAATTGTAAGATTATTAAATACTGTATTTACAGCGCCGCTAAAAGTATATACAAAGGAGCCCGAAGAACTATTATTTAATGTTACATTATACCATGTAACTCCACCCCAAAATACGTTAAGCGTACCGCTGGAGTTGTAATTAACATTAACAGAAGATGTTCCTGCGTTAAAAGTTAAATTAGTTGCGCCAAAATTTACATGCGTTGTTACGGAGCTTAAGGTTAAAGTGCTCGCTCCAAGATTAACGGTCCTTACGTTGCTGCTGTTAGACGTAATGCCACCAGCAGTTATCGCATAGCTTGCTGTAGTAAACGTACCGTTTGTAACCGTCAGAATCTGCGAGCCAATGTTCAGCGCGTCGGCAAGTTGAACCGTGCCGCCGTAGGTGTCGATGGTGATGGGACCAGAAAATGTTTTGCCTGCGCTGGTGATTGTCTGGGTTGTGCCACCGGAGAAAGTTAGCGTTACGGCGTTTGTTAATGTTGTGCCGGAGCCGTTTGTCCAATTTCCGTACACCGTTGTCGTCCCAAGCGCAAGGGTCATTGCGCTGGTCCGGCCAGACATGTCTACGCTAGAAAGGGCGGCCACATCTATAGAAATAGTACCCGTCACCGAACCCGCGTTGGTAAATGTGGCCGTGTCCTGCGGTAGCGGGAAGTTGTTTGTAGATGGCGCTCCGGTAGACGTTGTTGCCCATCCGTTTGCGCTCCAGTTTTGCGCCCCGGCAAGGTTCCAATACACCGTCTTAGGTGCATCAAATGTGATGTTCCTGCACTCGCCCCTGTTGCCAATGCGTGTGCCGCTGATGGGGGCGGCAGTGCCCCGGACATAGATGCCTCGGAAGTCTGCGTCGGTCAGGCTTGGAGCGGAGTTGACCACAAGATCAACGGAAATGCCATATGTGGCAGAGGCAAAGAACACCCGCCGGTTGCCTGCCGTGCCTGTGGTGGACAGGGTGCCGTTGATGGTTTGCTGGGAGTCAAAGGTGACTGTGGTAACGCCTGCGGCGGATGGACCAGTAACGGACAGGTTATTGAAGGTGTTTGCACCGCTTATGCTTTTGGTGACGGTTGTAGTGCCTGTAAACGCTACGTTGTTAAACGTGACTCCACCAGCAAAAATTCCTAGCGTTGATGCGGTGCCAGTCAAGTTAATTTGGCTAGTGCCAACATTGAAAGTAAGAGCAGACCCGGTTACTTGCAATGCGCTGGTGCTAATACCTGAAATACTTATTGTAGAAGCATTAAAATTAACAACTCTTGTTTGTACTCCAGAAGTGCCAAACCTAGAACAAGTAACCGCATAGTTACCAACTGAAGATGTGTCAAAAGTTCCAGCATTTGCAGCTAAGTCACCTGATGTTGCTAAAGCACTTCCAAGTGTCCAGCCCCCACCAAGACCGTTAAACGTCACTGCCCCAGAAATAGTGGTTCCGTTTGTTGTAACCGTTTTGCCGGTGGTCGTTGCGCTAAATGTGATTGCCCCTGTCGAACTCCACACCGTCCCCGCCAGCAAGGACATGGAGCCAGCAATGTTTAGTGTTGGAGATGTGCCCGTGGCAAAGGTAACCGTACCTGCCGATACTGTGATGTCCAGACACGCCAATGCACCCGTCATGGTGACGGTATAGGTGCCTGCCTGATCAAAGAAGACGTTGTCCGCTGTGGTAGGGACAGACGCGCCACTAGCTCCGCCAGAGGATGCGGACCAGTTTGTTGTGCTGGTGGTGTTCCACGTTCCCGTCCCACCAACCCAGTATCTATCAGCCATTTACACCCCCGGTTCAGGGGGCGATTCTACGGGCGGAGGGTTAACGATGGCGAGCCAGTTATCGAAGCGCTGCTGCTTGAGCGCCTGCACTTCATCGTCACTCAGCCCGTGATCATCCGGAAGATGAAGGGCGTCTCGAAAGACGCCGTACTGGGAGTCAAACTCGAAGTCGATCTTGACCATTCCCCGCCCTCATCAACCAGCCAAGCTGAAGGTGTAGGTGACGTTGAGCGTATCGCCCGACACCACCGAGCGGTCGCCCGGGGACTGGAAGTCAGCAGCAGAGAACAGAGTGCCCGTGGAGCCACCAGCCGTGCTGTTGCTCACCAAGAAGGCTCCGCCCACAGTCTGCGTGGCGTTGATGGAGAAGGACGCGGGAGAGGCGCTGTTGGTCACCACCGAGGGGTTGGCGTTGGTAGCCGCAGCAAACGTCGCCGTGGGACGGGCACCAGCGTAGGGGGTCACCTCAGTCCAGCCAGCGTGGGAAGCCATCGTGTCGCCAGCCGCCGGGGTGTTAGAAGCGCCAGCACCGTACAGGCCAATGTACCAAGTGGTGATCTGGGTTGTGCTGGTCAGGGCCGTGCCTGCCATGTACTGAAGGCCGACGTTCACAACAAGGTTCTGAGACTCAGCTTCCCACTTGAGCAGGCCGTCCTTGTCGTAGCATTCCATGCGGAACCGGCCCGTGGCCTTGGCAGTTTCGGTTTGACGGGTACCAGCGACAAGACCGCTGGCAACAGCGTCGAAGGCTTTAGCAATTTCGTTAGACATATACGCTCCTTAAGCGATTCGGATGATTGCGGTTTCGGGGTTAGCAGTGGGAAACTGAATCTTGAACTCTTGCGTAAGGGTCACCTGATCCAGGCCAAAGTTCAACACGCCAATAGCCTTGTTGCCCTTGGTGAAATTGTAGATGAGGGCGCCCCGTACTGTAAATGTGGTGGCGTACCAAATCGGGTCGTCAAAGCTGGCGTAGCCCGCACCGTTGGACCCCCCAACCACAGGATTTAAGAGTACCTGCCCGCCTGCCGTATAGCCCGCGCTCGTGACCTCATCGGTCGCCGAATAAACGGTCGTATTCGGCCCCAAATCTGCATTTGAGGTGTACAACGCAATCTTGATCACGTCATTGAGCAGGTCATGCTGCCCCAGCAACACCTGCTGCTTAAAACTAGTGACCAGACCGGCTGTGATCATCATTCCACCTTAACTTTGGCTTGGCCATCACGATACGCATCCCCGCGTTCCAGGCCATCGCCCAGGCGCTTGGCAAGGCCCAAAGCTTCCTTGTACTTGCCATCGTAGAGCACCATCAAGTCCTGCTCGCCCTTCATGAAGGTATACGCCTCCACCAAGGAACCATACAAAAGCACGGAATCCATGTTATCGCCCAGCCAAGTCTGGCCGTCCGCAGCAACCGTGATTGACTCCGGATAGAAGAAGTAGTGCAACTCAATAGAGTACACGGCATCCGGTGTGGGGCCAAGGATGAAGCTCAACTCGTCCGTCAGCACAGGGCTAGGACCCGACGTGGTCGTGGGGCCAAAGAGCGCGTAGTACTTGGGCAGCCCCACGCTTGTCGTGGGGTTAGGGTACACCTGCCGGATGAAGTTTACGTCCTTGGTAAGGAGGTACGTATAGTTGCCCGAGGCGTCGATGACCGCCATGGAATACACCGACAGGAAGTCACCCGGGCAGGACAAGTACTTGTTACCCGATGAGGTGGAGCCAGTGACGTTCTTGCGCAGCGACGGAAACTGCACCGTGTTGTAGATGCGCTGCTCGGCCTGAGTCACAAACGTGGCGTACTCAGTCTCCGTGAAGGTGTTTTGCGTGTAGTCGGCAATCGCTGCCTTGAGCTGTGTGTAGTTCATGTGATCATCACCGTCACTGGCGATAGAATCCCAGCAGCCCACAACTGCTTGGACAACGGCATCGGTATCATACCAATGCTGCCAATTGAAGAGTCACTCGTACTCCCCACATAAATCGTCACCGCCATCCGGGCCTCCGGACGCGGCTGATACAGCGCCTGGGGCTCCGTGATCGTCCGTTTAGGCTCAAGCTGCGGGTGCTTGGGCTCATAGCATTCGCGGCAAACCTTGAAGCCTTTCCAGTCCTTGATCAGGGCATTGAGCTTAAAGCGCTGCCCGCACTGGTCGCACAGTGCGATTGCAAACTTGCCTGAAGCATACCCGGCGCCCATGCGTCACCTGCTCTGGTACATCGGAACAGCAAAATAGCTCGACCGCTCCCGATCCTCCGCCGCTGCCCGAGCAAACTCCTCGTCGTACATTGCTTTAAGAAGCGGGATGCGATCCGGAGCCTTCTTGACCGACAAGTAATACGCCACGCCCGCAATCAAACACGGCAGGAACCGAAAAGAAATGTCGGCGGTATTGGTAAACGCCCCCGCATCCTGGATGCGGCGGATAGCGTAGTACCGGAAGATGTAGGACTGCGTGGCGTCAGGAGCCGGATACAAGAACAACTTGGCCGGGGCCGTCCGCTGAACAAAGTACTGCGCCGGCCGAGACTGAGTGCTCTTGTTGGGCACGTGCAGGTACTCGGCATAGCCAATACGATCGATCGTAATGTCCTGTTGCGTAGATTGGCCGGCATTCGTGCGGATGACCGCCGATAAGGCATCTACGGTGTCATCCGGCAGCGTGTATTCATACTGCCCCGTAACAAGCGCTACCTGCCGCTGCTCGATCGTCCACAGGTTGAGCCCACGGTTGGCCCACTCGGCGAACATCAAGTTGATCGACCGCAAGGCCGTCTTCATGTCGTAGCCGTCCCTGACATCCACACCGCAGCGCTCATACGCCTCGATGATGATGTCATCGAACTCCAGGTTGAAGGTAGCAGTCCCGGAGGTCGCCATGATGATCAGTAGATCGTGGCTTTACGAGCACGAGCAGCGCCCACGCCGCGCACTTGCACGGTATCGCCCTGCACCGACTTCTTGACCGGCTGGCTTAGCATTTCACCCTGCGAGGGGGTGCCGGAGCCGCCACCCATTACGGAGCCGCCCTTAGCAAAGCCCTTCTTGGCAATGCCCTCGCCCCGCATGGCCAGCCCGCCCTTGGCGTAGCCCTTGGTTCCACATGATTTCATGATTTCACCGCCTTTTCTAAATTTGAGCCCTTTGCTGGACTCGCTGAAGTCTTTTGCCACTGACACCGGAATGCCGACCTTTTTGGCAAATGCAGGGTTGTGCGCCGCCGCATCCATCAACCTCTTTTGCTTCTTAGTTGATGCCGGCATTATTGCCCCTTATCGCGTCAATCTTGCGCTCAAGCCGATCAAATCGGTCCATGAGTTGCTGCATATCCGAACGAAATTCCGACCGGGTGATGTGATCCCTGGCCACCTCTTCGCGCGTCCGGTTTAGCAAAATGCTCAGGCGCTGCAACTCGGCAAACTTCTCTTTGACCACAAAGCCCAGCACCCCAACAATCGCCGTCAACACGACGTTCCAAATCATCATTTCCATGACTCAGCACTTCCATGCTCTCAGCGATTTATTGATCCGGCTGTCCGGGTCTTTTGCAGTTTTCCCGCTGGTGAGCTTGCTCTTCATCCCCTCCATTCGAGCGCAAAAGGACGCCTTGCGTCCTTTGTCCTCTTTGGTTTTGGGGCTGGGAGCCGGAGGCTTCAGGTTCATGCCCTGAGACTTCGCGGAGGCACGACCCTTGGCGTTCAAGCCGCCCTTAGGGTTCTTGCCTTCCTTCCTCTGCCAAGCAGGAGTCTTCGCCATGTCAGTACATCTTGCACTGCTTGTTGCGAGCGACACCCACACCGCGCGGAGCCACAGAAGAGTAAGGCTTCTGGTAGTTCTTGCGAGGGGTCTGCTGCGGACCGCCTTTGCTCATGTCCTGCTTTTGCGCACCGGGCTGAACTTCGCCCTGGTACAACGGGTCTTCCATTTTTGCTGCACGTCCCATGATGGACTCCTTAGCCGTAGAAGAACGTCACCGAAGTCACGTTCGTAAGGGTGATATAGGGGTCTGCCTCGAACCGCACACCGTCATTTGGAATGAGGACGTACAGATAACCAGTAGCAGCGCTAACCGGGGTGTCAAACTTGAGCAGTTCTGTTCCACCGGACCCGCCGTCTTTGAACGACACAGAGCCGGCAGAAGCGCTCAACAGGGCGTACACCCCTTTGATGCGAGCGCGCGGAGTACCAATACCGGAGGCCCCGGTACTGGTCACCGTCTTCGCTTTTACGTCGTATTGAAAGCCCATGGTGGACTCCTGGTTAGGCGATGGTCACGCCTTTGGAGCCAATAATTGCCCAGCCCGCAGAGGTGTAAATCAGCATCGCGGTATCGCCCACAGCGGTAAAGGTAATCGTGCTGAAGCCAATCTTGGTCGTGGGGGTCAGCACAGCAGAGCCGCCGTCCACAGTGTGGGTGATGACCTTGACTTCGCCCACCGAACCGTTGGCCAGGGTCAGCGCCTGCGCGGCACCAGTAGTAGTCAAAGAGGTGAATGCGTCAGTGACGTTGACCGCGCCCGCGCCCGAGAGGGACTGAGCACTCAGGACAACATCTTTGCCAAAGCTGGAGTTGACCGTGACAGCGCCAGTGGTAGCGCTCTGGGTGATGGACTGAAAGCCATTCTGGGAACGAACCGGCCCAGTGAAAGTCGTATTTGCCATGATATTTCCTCACATGCGAGTCGCGTAGTAGTCTGCATGTCGTCCGCCGGGCCGGTCTACTACGCTCAGGAGTCCCGGGCGTAGAAGCAATATACAGCAAAAGAAAAGGGGCCACAAGGGCCCCTTTTCGACGATTCGTGGCGAATTACGCGCCAGGAGAACCGTAAATGCCGCGCGGGTCAGACCAGCCGAACGAATAACGCTCGCGGGCCTTGTAACGCACGTTGCCGGTGTCGAAGTCGCCTTCGAACGCGGTGCGGATGGGCGAACGCTGGAACATCTTCAGACCGTTGGGCGCATCGGTAATCAGGAACCAAGCGTTGGTGTCGGTCAGGAAGTGGTTGACAGCGTAACCTTCCGGGATCAGGCCCATGGACTTGATCGCGTTGATGTCGTTGTCGGCGGTTGCAGTACGCAGCGTGGACTTCATCAGTCGCTCGGCCGTGAATTGCAGTTCCTTCGGAACGATCATCTTGCGACCAGTCAGGGCGACCTTCAGGCCACGTTCATCGGTGAACGCAGCGATGTCGATGATGCCCTGCTCCAGGGACGTCTCGTTCAGGTCGGCCGGGACGGCAGGCGTGTTCGAGAAGTTGGGGCCCAGCGCGGTGGGGTGAGCGGTGGAGCACAGAGCCACACCGTCGCCGCCGGCATAAGCACCGCCCGTGAAGGCGTTGTTCAGCACGGAAGCGCCCTTGACCTGCTTGGTGTTGGCCATCGAACGAGCCAGCGCCTTGGTGTAGCGAGCCGACAGACGGTCGTAGAGGTTGTCCTCAACGGCCTCTTCGGTCAGCGCGAACGCCATGGCAATGGTTTCGTGCGTATAGCGAGCGGTGAACGACTCCAGAGCGGTGTCGTACGCCACGCCAGCACCTTCGGTTTTCACCGGGGCAGAACCGAAACCGGTCAGCATCACTTCTTCTTCAAACGCACGATCCGAGGTCTCGATGGAGAAAATCTCCTCGTGCTCGTTTTCGTAGCGCTTGTATTCGATGCCGAACAGAGCGTTGAGCCCTGGCTCCAGTTCTTTTACAAGTTGGGAACGGGTAATTGCCATGATTAAGCTCCGTCAGAAGCAACACCGACGCTGCCGTACTGGTGCTGATTGAGTTTGACAACGACCACCGCATAAGTCCCCATTTCGTTATCGGGAGACTGATAGAGGCCAACGATTTTGAAGGTCAGCGCGGCCGTCTTGGCAATAGAAGCCGTCGACAGCGAACCATTGGAGACACCAGAGGTGGTGCTGCCAGTGGTAGAAGCGGTCGGATCAGCGTTTTTGCCAATGTTGGCCTGGGTGACAGCGCCATCAGCCTGAACCAGGAAAAGCTGGTTCGGGTCATCGATCACTTCGCACTCAATGATGCCGCTAGTGATGTCGATGCTGCCCGGATAGAAGTTTTTCCAGGTGGGCTTGCCGGCTCGGGTGGGGTCGTTGTACTGGCAGCCGTTGAACACGCCCGTGGGGGCAGCATGAGTGGCCGCATTGTACTTGATGATGTAGCCGTCATAAACAACGACCAGATCGCCTTGGTAAATCGCCCCGGCTTGGTTGTCCTCAATCTGGTAGCCGTACTGCTTCTGAGCGCCAGTAGCAGACAAGTTACCAGAAGGGCGCAGACCAAAGGGCTTATTGACGTTTGCCATTTGTAGCTCCTACAAGGTTGGGATTGCCAGCCTACTTTAGGTGGGCTGACGGAACGTAGTGCGCGAATCGCGCTGAGGCGTTTCGATTCGCATAGTAGAGTGAGCGTTCTCACGCATCATCTCGTTGTCCACGGCATGCAACTGTTCCTGGGCCTTGCGGCGGAAGTATGTGGCGCGCTCTTCCAAGGTTTCCTTGGGAATCTTGGCAAGCAAGAGACCCCCAACAGCAATGATGCCGGCATGTTTGCCGTCATCCATCGTCGGAAGAATATGGTGATAGTCTTCCGGCACGTCCTCTAGCCGAACGAGTTCATAACCTTCGCGCAGCTTGGAATAGACGTTTTGCTTGTCTTGGAAACCGTTGACTTCAGCACGAATCCAGCGGTACTCGTAGCCCTCAGGGGCAGGAGGGGTGTCCAGACGCGACGGAGGGGTCCACGGCTTGCGGCGCGTTTCTTTCTCACGGGTAGCCCCGTTGCGAGAAGCGCGTTCAATTTTAAGTTCGCTCATCGTTTCACTCCTTCACGTACTTGGCATATTCCTCAAGAGGAACACCCAGTTTCTTTGCAATGGCAACCTGACTCGGCGAAAGCCGGACAGTACGGCGCACACTATTCACTCCCGAACTACGGGTGGCAGGGGCAACAGCCGGTGCGGAACGCTGTTGTCTGGTAGGTTGGGTAGACGATTGCTCGCCCGCGAAATGCTTTGGAAATTCCTCCCGAAGCCTTCGGTCCAATTCAGTATAGTACTCGTCTGAAGTAGCGTCAATTCCCTCTTCTTCCACCAACTGCTGGTGGATACCCCATGCCCCATAAGTAAGCATGCGGTTTTGACCAAACCAGGGATTACGCTCAGCCCATTCCTCGGCCCGGGGATCGGCCTGCTTAGGTGCCGGACGGGGTTGAGGTTGCGCCTGCTGGGGCTGTTGATACACAGGCTGCTCTTGCGCCTGACGGGGCTGCTGCTCCTGAAGCCAAGCGGCCACTTGCCGTTGCTCTTGGACTAGCGCGGACAGCCGCTCCTGAGCTTCAATCTCAGTGTTGAGATCGTTCTCTTCCCGCGCCTTGATGATGATCTGGCGCAGGGCAGTTTGCTGGGTATCCAGCCGTGCCTTAGCCTCATTCAAACGGCTGTAATCCGTGTGAACAAGCCTTTGCTGGAGCGTTTGGGCCTGCGTTTGCAAGCCCTTGGCGTACTCAAGGGCGGCCTGCTCACGGCGCTCGGCCTCGCGCATGCGCGCGGTGAGCTTGGAGATGCGCTTTTGGACGTTGTCGTTGACAGCGTCTAGCTCCTCGCGGTGAGCCGCTTCAGGTTCCGGTTTCGACTCTACAACCGGAGCCGGTTGCGGCTCTCTTTCCTCAGATGATTCCTCGGGGTTAGCCAAGGTGACGTTAGTCGCCTTTTCTCCCTGCCCGAGATCAAATTCAAGCTGATCTTCGTTTTGTACCATTTGGTGCCTCACATGTGCAAGATGTCTTCCGGATTTCCGATCGTCGCCAGAATCTCATCGTCATTGAGGATGCGGATTTCTCCGCCGTCAATGGCCATGCGGGCCCCAGCATACCGACCGAAAATGATCCAATCCCCCTCTTTGCACCATGCGCCGCTGGGGAATTTTGAGGTGTCTTGGTAGGCCAACGGGCCAACCGACAGGACGTAGGCACAGGTAGTGGTCAATTGCTGGCGTTCGACCGTTTCGTTCGCCAGTTCAATACCACCCTTGCTACGCTTCGCGCCTCGATAGGGAAGTACAACGATCCGCCAACCGGTAGGCTGGGGAAGTCGCTCTTTCAGGCTTTGCGCCTGTTCAATGTGTTCGGCCTTGGCAGCTTCTTCAGCAGCTTTTGCCACTGCTTCGCGCTCAACCTGGGCAGCAGCTTCTTCTGCCCACTTCTTTTCAAGTGCAGTTGCTTCCATTTCTAGTCCTGAAGGTTGTTACCTTTGATGAGTAGCTCTTTGACAGCATCCTCAACAAACCGATACCCCTCCAGGCGTCCCATTAGGAAGCGATACTGCTCCATATCCTTGACCCCACCACTCATCAGCATCTGAGCAGTCTGCTCGCGAAGCCGGCGAATGGAGAGCTGGATTTGTTCAGCAAATTCAAGCATGGATTGCTCCAATGAGGCAGACACTTTCCCTGTGCCTGAAAGGGGTAGGCATATTGTGCCCTAGATTTACGCGATTTTCACTTTTTTGAATGCATCTTTGCGATACACATAATGCACCCCTGGGCTAGTCTTAGGTTCCTTCTGGGGTCCCTTTTCCTTTTTGGGGAGCGTTGAGGGCTTGATAGTTTTGGAACTGCTGCTGGGAGACTTGTGCGGCATGTTGCGCTCCTTTTAGGGTGTGATTGGCTTGGTTATTGCGGTCTTGAGCAAGCAGACTATCCCGATCCTGGCCCGTCTTAGCTTGTAGGGCCGCCGCCTTGAGCGCAAGGTTGGCCTGATCGTCGGCCTGGGAAGCAGCGGCTTTTTGCTGCTCCAGGGTCAGCCGGCCCTGGTCCAAAGCAATCCGGGCCTTGTCCTCGGCGGCGTTTTGCTCTAACTCCTGCTTCTTGAGCGCCACCAGCGGGTCTTCCTGGTTGCCCGCCATGTCGTCCTGCATCTTCTTCATGGCCTGGAAGTTCTCGGCCACCTTCATCGCAATCATGGCCTCGCGCTGCAAGGCAGAAACCAGCTTGTCGGGGTCCGTGCCGTAGAGCTTGAACAGCTCAACTTCCGTATCTTCTTCCGCCTTGAGGCGCAAGTGCTCAAGGCAGTGCTTTTGCAGAATGATCGCCGTGTTGGGCAGCGTTGCAACGATCGGGGACATACCAAACATCAGGTGCGCCATCAGGTGCGCATCATGCTGCTGGCCAGCAAAGGCCTTGAGCGGCGAACCATCAAGCGCCTGCGCATTCTCGCTTGCCGGGTCCTTGGGCTTATCGACGTTCTGCGTGTTGAGAATCTGATCGATATCCCGCACCCCGATTGCCTCATACATGCGGCGATACGCCTCATACATGTTGTGCATCTGCGGAGCGCTCTGCGCGAGCTGCAACTGCGTCTGCGCCATCGTGATGCGCTGCGCCACGGAGAAGATGTTGGGGTCAGAGACCGGCAACACATCCACGCGCTCATCAAAGTCCTTGCGCTTGATGACACGGCTCTCGCCGGGCACGTCGTACGGGTACTCATCAGGCAGGTACTCGCCAAACCCCTCGGCCAGAAGCTTGAACTCAATGCGCTGGCTGTAGTGCAAGCGCTTGTGGATGCTGGACATCACCGCGCTGCCCTTTTCCAGCAGCGCAATCGTAGTGCCCACAGCAGCATTCTGATTGCTGTCGCCCACCTGCATATCCGTGATGCTGGCCATCCGGCGGCCTGCATCCACGCAGATACCCAGCAGTTGCAGCAGCGTCTGGCTCGGCTCCTTGTACGGCAGCGGCATCAAGGTAGACGCCAAATCAGCACCGCCCGCATCAATGTCGCGGAACTCACCGGGCTGGAGCGGCACATCATCGTTCATGATGCGCGCGCCCTTGGCCTTGAAGCCCGCCGGCAAGTTGACCAGCGTACCGGCGTCCAAAAGCTGCTGCAAAGCGCCAGTGGCAGTCTTGGTCAGACCACCGACCATGTGCAAGAAACCAAGGCCATAGGACCCCGGACCCTGTACAAGCAGGTAGTGGACGTAGTACTGGCGCGCGCGATACAGCTCGTCGCCTTCCTTCCAGTTGCGCCGCACACCGACCACTTGATTGGTGACTTCATCGACAGTGACGATGTAGGGCAGCTTGATACCCGTGGGCTCGCCGTCCTCATCCTTGTGCTCGAAGCCTTCGAGGTCCAGCTCAATGCTGAACTCCAGCATGGTGATCTCTTCGGGCTCGGTCGTCGCCTGAACACCCGTGGTGCGATCAAGCTCCTTCTGGATGGTGCTCTGCGGCGTCTCAGCAGGGGTAGAAGCCTGCGCGGTATCAAGATACTGGCCACGCAAACAAGCCTTCTTGTAGGCGTTGACCGACATGTACACGCGATGGATGATGCGATCGCACTCGCTCATCACCGACGAGCCCTTGTAGGGGATGTACAGGTCATCAGGCGTGATCAGCTTGCTAACCATGCGCTGCTTGTCTTCGTCGAAATAGACCTTCTTGAACGCCGAGCCGCCGTAGCCGACATAGAACAGGAGCTGGTCAAAGTCGGGCGTGTACTCCTCCATCACCGTGGTGATCTCGTAGTTCATGAAGTCCCGCACACGATCGGCCTGCATGAGCTTCTCGCGCGTCTCCTTGCCCAGCACCTGAGTGCGCACCGGACCACCAGCAGGCATCAACTCCTTAAGCGCTTGCGACTGGAACTGCACGATCGACTCAGTCAGCAGCGGATGCTGCACACCAGAGGCGCCCTTGAACGGCTTGGTGCGCTCCTCAAACGAGAAGCCCAGCATCTTCAGGCCCTTGCCGTACTGCTCTTCCCACTCTTTGCGCGAGGACTTGTCCGCCTCGTACATGGTCATCAGGTCAGACGACAGATTCTGCAAGACCGACGGGTCCATGACCTCGGCGAGGTTGGTGTCAAACGGCACCTCATCCTCATCCTCGCCCATGTTGACCACTACATCGCCGGTCTCCGGATCAAACTCGATCTCGATATCCGGC